CGTGTCCACAAATATGAAGTGGAAGGTTCATTTCATCCTGGATTGCATATAGCTAGTGATGGTAAAAGATATATTATACCTAAATGGATTGAAGTACACCCAGAAACAACTTATGATGATATTGTTTGGGTACAACCAAAACAAAAGAAAGTAATTGAACATATACAGGGCTCAATTGGAACATATAAAACTATGTTCGATCCAAATAAAAATAAGTATACTTGTTCATGTATGGGATTTTGGAGGAGTAAAGGTAATTGTAAACATGTAATAGCACTTAGAGAGAAAAATTTGGCTACTAAAGTTAAATAAATTATATTTACAATATGGAGAAAGATAATAACGAGATCTATTTCGGTGGTGGGGCTAATCTTAATTTTAAAACATCTAAGTTAGTAACTACAAATAATACATTACGTTTAATAACACCAACAGATGGTGCAATTGAAATAGATATAAAAATAGAAGCGGATTTTAATACTATACCTGAAAAATACCATGAGGTGTTTTTTAATATAATATGTGCTAAATATGTAGATAAAGTATCGTTCGGTGACAATCCATTTAGTGTTTGTAAACCAGCACCTAAAAAGAAGTGGTATCAAATTTGGAAAAAATAAAATTAATTATATGTTAACAGTAGAGTATTTTACAGCACCATGGTGTGGTCCATGTAGAGCATTTGGCCCAGTAATGGATGAGGTAATGAAAGTAAAAGGAATTAATTACCAAAAAATAGATGTGGACAGTAATAGAGAATTGGCCATGACTAATGGTGTATCAAGCGTTCCTACTATTATATTTAAAGTAGGCGAATCAGTTGTTCATAGACAAACAGGTGCTATGAGTCCTGCACAATTAGCAGCTGTGGTCGATCGATTTAATAGTTAGATTGACCCCAGTCTATGATGTAAATTTATTGTATAATAAAAATAAAAAGTTATGAATATGAAACCATTTACAGAATTGACCATGGAGCAAATTAAAAATGACGCTCCGAGTATTTTCCAGACACAACAAAAGTCAGGATTAAGTGAACACTACGTACACATTCCAACTGACAGAGTAATTAATGATATGATGGCGTTAGGATGGAAGCCATGTCAAGCCGTTGAGATTAAAGCTCGTAAGGCTAGTACTAAAGGATTCCAACGCCATATGATTAAGTTTTTTAATCCGGATATTGTAATTGAAGGTTCGGATGGCGATAATGTATTTCCTCAAATATTATTAACAAATAGCCATGACGGTTTGAGTTCATTTAAGTTCCAAATTGGGTTATTTAGATTAGTATGTTCTAATGGATTAGTAGTATGTGATACCAATTATGGTGACTTTAAATTACGCCATATGGGTTATACATTTGAGGATTTACAGGCTAAAGTAAGTGAAGCGGTTGAATCGTTTCCAGGTTTAGTTGAGAAAATTAACAAATTGCAAAACGTTGAATTGAGTGATAAACAAATCGCTACGTTCACTAAAAAAGCAGCAGCGATCCGTTTCGGAGAAGATGTTAAAGTGAATTTAGATGAGTTATTAGTACCTGAACGTTTAGCTGATGAGGGTAGTAACTTATGGGTTGTGTTTAACCGAGTTCAAGAGAAATTAATTAGTGGTGGTTGTAGTTATACATCAGGTGCTAAACTTAGAAAAGCTAGAGCCGTTAAGAACTTTAGCCAGGATTTAAAGATTAATGAGTCGCTTTGGGAATTGGTTGAGGAGTATGTTTAATACTCCTTACCATAAAATATTTATATACAAATATGTAAGATGGTATTTGAATTTAACTCAGTCAGTGAATTTAAGTCTAAAATTGAAAATAAAGACTTATTAATATCTACTGAGATATATAAACAAATACATAAAGCGATTAACGATAAACGAAGACGTAAAAAAGTTACAGCGTTTATAGCTAAAATAAAAAACGATGTTATTGAATTTATTTTAGAACGTGATCAATGGGTTGTGTCATTAAATACTTGTTTAGATGTATTTGCTCAACATGATATGTTTGAGGAATGTATCGAGATTCAAAAAATGTTAAAACAACTAGACCATGAACACAATAGAGATAAATAGAAAGAACGCTGTTAAGATATTTGATTGGTGTAAAAAAACATTTGGATTGAGTAATGTCAATGGTACATATCCAAAGTTAGTATTCCATAGGACAGGTAAGCAATATGCTGGATGGTATGACCCATGGAAGAATGAAATACATGTGTTCAAACAAAAACATAGAACGTTTATGGGGTTCATAGGAACTATAATTCATGAATTTACTCATTACCATCAGAGTATAAAACGTGAGTACCATAAATTAGATAAGATTTATTCTTATAAAAATCATCCACACGAACGTGAGGCGAATAAGGTAGAGAGGAAGTATAAGTGGATGTGTTATTATGAAGTATTTAGCCCTAATGAGGCTATGAAAGATATTTAAACTCGGTTCATACTTTTAATTTTTATTACCCCCCGGCCGTTTCTACGGTTGGGGCTTTTTCTATAATATTTATAGTTGTCAATTATTATTCACGAATCCCTCTTATATGTTAATCCAATGTTTAAAAACCCATTTGAAAAATTTGCAGATAAACTACTTGGACAGGATAAGAAAGGACAAGAATTAAAAAAGTACAACATTGATTTAAGTGCTGTATTAGGTGAAGGCATTGACCAAGAAGAATTACAACATAACGAAAATAGAAAATTAGTAGGTTTAACTAAAACCTGTCTAATGAATAGGTTACATTTCTGGGTACGCAAACCAGGTGACCATACCGCTCGCATCGCTTACATTGAACAAGATATTAAACAAGCAGCTACTATATGTGAACGTATTAATAAAAAGACATATAGTAAGGAAGACATTACATCATTAAAAGCCATACTATCCAAACACGGTTGTGTTTGATTGACCGCGGCTCCTATACTATCTTTATTATATAATAAGAAAGTATGGAAAACGATTACGAATATTTACTAGAATTAATTGAAGCGGAATTGACCGCGACTGAGGCAATCATGAGTCAATACGACATTTGATTGACCGCGGTTATTTAGTTAAATTTATTATATAATAAGAAATAAAAGTTATGAGATTAAGTATTGAAACATTAAAGAAAATTGAGGATGAATTAGGTGAGTTTGATATCTCACAAGTTATGGGTGGTACAAATGACATGTATCTTAGATTTGGTTATTGGAATCAAATTAACATAGGTAAACTATCTGAGATTTTAGGTACAGCTATTATAGTAGAAGAAGATAGTGATTATGATGATGATTGTGGTTCCAAGTATATGTACCGATTGTTTGATACTATTTTTTACAATAAAACTAAATTAAATGAGCTTTACTAAAGAAGATTTTGAAGAGTATGATGGCCAATATTTTGTAGGCCATGTAGTAGATGTTGATGGTTCACCTTGGGTGGATGAAGAAACATTAGAGTTAATTCTACTAGAACTAAATGCTTGTGTGACTGATAGTGTTACGTTTGCAGTTCCAAATAGGCCAGAAGTTGTTTATACACAAGTAATGCCTGATGATAAATTAAATTGGTTACACTTAAACTAATAAAAATAAAAGTTATGAATACAAAACAAGTTTTATACAACGCTCTTAAGAGTCAATTAGATGCTAAAAAAGCAGACTGTGATAAGTATGATAATGAAGTATACACTCCAGCTATTAATGAATTAAAGTCTAGAGTAAGTGAATGGTTATATCAAAATGTAGATGTAACAGCTAATGAAGTTATATTTCATGGTGGAAGTATTGAGTTTACTTATGGTAAGGAGTATGTTAGAAGAATTGAACTTAAAATTAAGTCTAGATATGATGGTAAACAACCAAACGCTGAATTGTCTTGGCGTAGTGGAGAATACTCAAATGTTGAACCTGAGTATAGAAATTACTTACATGACTTAAGTGTTTTAACTAGTGCTTTTGATACACTTGAAGTTAAATTATTTGAATGGAGAGGTGAATATATAGCAATAGAAAAAGCATCTAGTACATATCATGAAGATTATAATACATTAAGTAATGCACTTAATAAATTATCAGTTGAGATAAGTACTGATATTAGAGATTCAATGAAACAACTTGGTTTTGAAATTAAGAAGTTTAAACAAACAACTCAACTTGATTGGAACTATAAAGATTATGAAAAAGAATATCAAATTGTTAAACGAGATAAATCAATTGAACTTCAATATGGCCGCTCACATTATGATACAACATGGGTTAGTGGGTTTAAAGTATTAGGTAAGAAAGGAAATAAATATAAAGTTGAAGTGTATAGAACAGATTATGCTAACCCACAACAGTATGATGTGTTAGAGAAAAAATTTGAATCGTTTATTGAGAGTGCTCATCATTGGGAAAATAGTCAAGCCGATCATGACGCTGAACGTATTCAAAAACAGTATAATGAACGTGCCAAAGCGGCTTAATTGACCTAAGTAAATAAATTATTATTAATTATAAAATAAATGTTATGGCAAAGAAATTTACACTTGAGAAAGAAGTTGAGTACAAAAACGGACAATTAAACACTTGGTATTACATCAAATTAGAAGAAGATGGACAATCACAATTCATTGACTTATGTAGAGACGATGAAGAGAAAGCACTTGAATTATTAAATTCAGCTATTGAGAAATGGGTTCCGTACAGTAAAACACTTATTAAAGAAGTAATTGTCGACTAATGAACAAACATGAGAAAGACAAATGGGTGGCTAAGCGAATTATAGATGAAATGTTTTTAATTGCTGGCCACCCAGATGTTACTTATGAGGATGTTATTGATAGGAAAGATGCTTGGTACTCAGAATGGGGTATGACTATGGATCAAAATGAACAATGGAAGAAAGCAGGTGTTAAAATATTACAACAAGAATATAGATGGCCTAAATATAGAGCTGAAAAAGAAATGGATATGATGAGCTTATTATATGGCTTAAAATTTATTGACTATGAAACAAAACTATAAGTATAAAGTAGTTAGAGTAGGAGATGGAACTACTAAGAATGGAGATAAAATTGATTGGGTTGAATGGAATGATGATAGAACATTTAATTCTAGACATGATACAATAAGTCTTAGACGCAGTTTAGTATTAGATTTTAATTTAGGAACATTTAAATGGATGACAACTCCAGTAACTGAGATTTTGGAAAACAAGGAAAACTATATTAAATTTAATACTGAAAACAGCACCTATGAAGTATTCACCCAACAATGATGATGAACAACTAGCATCAGGGCGAGCAGCTATGGCGTTCGCAGTTATTGGAATAATACTATCAGTTATAATGATTATAATTAAAGCGTTATGCTAGATAAAATAAAACAAATATACAATAGTATAATAGGAACAAATAATACTACAGGTACAATCACTACTAGTGGTAATAATGTGATGACAATTAGTAGTAGTGGTAATGTAGGAATAGGAAACACTACTGGTTATAATACTACTTATTCAGCATGGAATAAGGATGATGAAGATGCTGCCACTCGTAAATTAAAAAGACGATTATGGGCTATACAGCATAATAAAACATGGACACATGAAATGGATGATAATATGTTTGAGAGTGTTTGTGGTATGTTAACATCAGAACTTAAAGCGGATAATGAGGTAGCTAAGGAAATAATATTCAATAGTAAAATGTGTCTTAGATATAGGAAACACTTTGCTAATACTTTTAGACGCATATTAGAACCATCTAGGTTTGAAAAAGGATTTAATATAACAGGTGGTACTTTTTATACAACAAGTATTAATTCTAACTATTATAGTAATTTAGTTGGAACTGTTACAACAACAGGAACAGGAATAACAAATATATCTACCACAAGTGGAACAACATTAATAGCTAAAAAAGCAGCTAAATAATAGGTTATGAGCAATAACATGGTTAATTATAGTTGGCAGAAACGAACAGATCGGAATAATAAAATTAATCCAGACGATTTTCTTTACCGCTACCACACTGATAAAACATCTAGAAAATTACTAAGTAAAAAACTAAATGCTATCCAAACTCATCCTAGTAGATGGATACATGAGATGGATGATGAAATGTTAGAATCAATTAGTATGATGCTTAAATCAGATGATATCACTAATGTAAGCATGGCTAAGGATATAGTGTTTAAAAGTAAATTAAACTATAATCAAATTAGATATTTAGTAAGCAATTTTTTATATGTCTTAACAAATAATAATTTAGAACCAACAGTATATTATGATGCTGGATAACATAATTAAAATGATAGATAGTCCTAATGCTAATGATAGACATATGGGGTTAACTATATTATTTAACCAATGGGATGATTTTAGTAAGGAGGAGTTAAATAAAGTGACTATAGCTTTTTTTGAAAAACTAAATAAAAAATCACCAGATGAGTATGATGGACGAAGATACTATCATATGGAGAATAATAGAACACTAAGACAAATAGGTGAGGATATAGAATTTGTTGTTGAACATGTTTGTGATGATCCAAAAAAATTAGGACAAATATTCATGTTTAATGTTGATGGTATAATTAGGGATGTTAAAATTAAAAAAATAAACAATGAGAGGCAGGCCCAAGGAAATAGAACAGGAACCATTACCAACTAAATTTGAACGTCGATTTGAGGACGAGGATACAATTGAGGTTTGGAAGTACGACTTAAAAAAGTTTGATAAGGGGCCTATAGAAGTAAATATAACATATAAGGCGGGAGCTGAGAAACGAATTAAGCAACGAAATAAAGATGCTAAACAAGAGAAACGAACCGCTAGACAAATGAAAAAAATAGAACAAAATGGGAATAATGCGAACAAAACAACAAGGCGTATTAAAGGATAGTTTCTTTGATAAGCCCGAAATTAATAAAGGACATTACCCCGAGTTATTAGATCGAATATGGGTAACAATGGATAATATTAATGATAACTTATTAGAGCATCCATTAACACTTCATGAGGATGAAGTTAAGAAATCAATTGAAGACGCTATAGACAGTTTATGGGATGCTTATCAAACATTAGGAAGTAAAATAGACAATGAGTAGAAGATTAACATTACAAAGTGCTATAACAGCTAATTCAACATTTTCTGTACATAATCCTCATCAACCATCAATAGTACTTAAAGCAGATAGTGGGTTTAGTTTTTCATTTGATGATGGAGAAAAAACAGTGACAATTAAGTTTGAGAGGGATGATATAATGAAAATGGTTTATACACTTACTAAAGCATTAGATACAAGTGGAGTTAAGTATAGTATTAAAACAAGTAAAAGGAACAAACGATGATATCTAAACATAAACATATATTAAATTCTCAAATAGTAGGATCACCTATTATGAGTAGATTTAAAAATAGAGGCAAGTTTAATCGAATGTGGAATTTTGGTAGTATCACAATATCAGATATAGTACATGTTTTATATACTCATTATAAACATTTAATTGAAAAACAAAAACATGACACCCCAGAGAAAATTAAAGCCAACATTAATGAAACACTTTTTGATTAAAAAATATACTAAACGAGGACAAAATCGTAGAGTAAATAGATTAGGTGGATGGGGAGCAATAGCTGAAAGACAGTTAACAACAAGGATAGCTATACAAATAAGTGATGAGATTGATAAACAAATATTAAAACAATTAATTGAATATGCCCAAACCAATATTCATAGTTAAAGTACCAATGCAGGATCCAACAGTTAGCATTGATACAGTGGAGAGAATAAATAAACGTTTAGAAGAAAAAATGCCTGACTACCATGTTATATTAATAGGTGATCAAAGAAAACGAGGTGGGATTAAATTTGAATGTTTCAACACATCCGATTTACGTACAGTTGATTTTGATTATTTGAAATGGTACATAAAAGACAATTTTTTGACCCGAAAATAAGATCATATATTTAATATATAAAAAAAATAATTAAAAATTTTATTAACAAAAAAACACAGTTATGAGTTATCAAACAAAAGTACGTGCAAACTACTTAAACAGAACAGCAAAGTTATCATTTTTCACTCACCGTCAAAAACAAGGTGATGTAACCCGTTTATCTGAAGAAACAGGTTATTCAACAAGCCACATCTATAACACTATTAGTGGCGCTAGAAAGATCAACAATGAGATTGCAAATGCAATGTACATGTTGACTCGCAGACGTCAAAAGAACGAAGCGTTCGCTTAATCAAGTTACGTTACGACTGCCATGAGGTTAGCGGTTCAGCTTCAAGCTGACCGCTTTCTCTCATTTATCTTAAAATAAAATAACAATATGATACTTTTTAAAGGTAAAAAATATAAGTTTATACACACCATGGATATCACTTTAGGTGATATACGCGCTGTGTTTTTTCCAATTACATTTAGTGAGAAATATAAATACCTAGGTAGTGTACCATGGAAAGAAAGTGGAGAAATATTTCAAGCAATGGAACCACTAGTAGTATTCATGGACAGTAAAGCTAAACCATGGTGGTGTCCTAGATTTGTATTACGTTTATTACATTTATTTGGAGATGATAATTCAATTGTTAGGGTAAGAAATAGGTTTTTAAGTGATTTAAAGAGAAAAATAACTAAAGGTTATATGCTAATGGATTTTAAAACTAAATGGCATTGGTATGACTTAAGAATATCAGTATATGGTACTAAACAAATGCAAGATTTAGCAGATGCTATTGAGTCTAAATTTTATGAAGATGGATGTAGAATAGATTTAGCAGATCAAATTAAGGACCTAGATCCAAATACTAAATTTAATAAAGGAAATACAATCAAAACATTACAAGACGAATTAAATCGACTAATGAATGATTAAAGCATTTAAGAAAAATATAAATAAACCATGGCATGTGGTAAGTAAACATAAACGAATATATGAATGCCGTGGTAAGTATTCTAGATATATTAAAACACCTAGGAAACCAATAATGTTAATGAAATAATATGAGCAACAATATAAGTGAAAGTATAGACTACATGTACAATTGGATTAGAGAGAAAAGTGGTAGAGCAATTAAGAAAAATGATATATGCCCAGTACATGAAACAGTATTAAATGAAGACGGTACATGTAATAAATGTTTAGAACAAAACAATAAATAATATGTTAGCAATAATAACAACAACCATAGTAGCAATAACAATAGGAGTTATAGCTAATATAAGAATGAATAAAGAAATTAATAGGATGAAGGAATTAGAACAAAGATTAGATGAATATTATAAACAAAGAGAGCAAAGATTAAACAATAAATAATATGTCAAAGCAAATTAAAAAATACATAGTAATAGATCAGGCCGATGACGATACTATTATATGTGCAGGTACACTAAGTTATATACACATTCATTTAGAAAATGAGTACATTGATAAGATGGATCATGATTGGGATACAGATAAGTGGTTAGACAGTTTAACTGTTTATGAGTTAAATAAACCAACCAAATTAAAATACACAAGATCAAAACTAGAAATTAAGTAATATGAAATACAGTTACAGAATAATCGAGCGAACAGAAGCAGAAATAACAGTAGGAGTATGCCATCCAGTTAAAGTATATATCCCACAATATAGAGTGGAAACATTTTTAGGTAGGTTATTGGGTGGGTGGATTAAGATTGTTGAATACTCATGCAGCAGCGAGAAAGAAGCCATGCAAAAAATAGAAAACCATAAAGTAAGGCATCAGGTATCATTAATTGAAAACAAAATCAAATATATAGATTAATATGATTTGGAAACTACCCAATGAGGATGATGTTAGGTACGTTAAGCGATTCGCATTATGGCCTACCGAAGTTAAAAATAATAAGGAGGGTTCATATCGTGTTTGGCTTGAACCGTATATGGCACGTCAAACGTATTGGAAAAATAAAATAGATGATTTGATATGGGTAACAAGGGAGCGACTAACAATGGATGCTTATAATGAGCGAGCCAAGTATAATCAACTATTTGAGACTAAAACAGGCGTTAAATACAATGTTGAGTCGGTACAGGATATATTAAACAATATAGATTATAACGCTAATAAATTATAGTATATGACACGACACATGCTAGGTAAAAAATATAAGCGACGAGGGTATTATAACCGTAAACGTAAAGTACAATACGAACGAATACGAATAAATAGTGATGGTACCGTGACATTATTCTTTGGTAGCAAATCAATGACACATAATTACTATCAAAACATACCTACCAAACCATTAACTATAAAATAATATATGACAAGTACCATACATGAATTTAATACTCCACTCGATGTTAAAACACCACATGGTGATGGACAAGCAATACTATTAATTGACTATGGGTTAAATGTTAATTCGGTATGGCTAGTTAGATTGAATGGTGGTGGACGAGTTAAGCATTACTATTCGGACGACATACAGATATATGACAACCCAATGAACGGGAGAGGATATGATATAAACGAAAACGAAAAATAAATAACCTATGAAAATTTTAACTGAAGAACAAGTAAATAAAATTGCAGCTCAATCAATGAGTTTTGGAAGTTATGATAACTCCATTACACCAATTGAAATACCTGATAATGAAAACATATATACAGAACAAGAAATAAAAGAAACATTAAAAAGAATGGGACTTGATACAATAGTAAATGAGTTTTTTAAAAAAGCTGAACCAATAGAATTCAACCAAAACAAATAACCTATGATACCACCATTAATGATTAATCAATTGCATCGGACAGCGAACCATAAAACAAATATAATAGATATGCCAGGACAACAATCACATATGAGTACAGTGACAATATCACTAAAGGAATATAATGAGATGAGACAGTCACTTGATACGTTACATAACGCATTGGAGGATAATAAGGTGATTATACATGAACCATATAGTAGGGTATCGTATACGACATGTCAAACGTTCACACGTGATGAAGCGCTAACTAAGGTGGCGGAGAAGTATTATGAGATGGAGGAACGATTTAAATCGACACAAGCTAATAATGAATACTTGGCGCGTAGGATACATGAGTTGACTAGTACACGATGGTATATGTTAGGTAAGTGGTTGAGTAAACGCATTCTAATGCGCAAGTAAGCGCATAGTTAAGCGCTATAGCGGACTAACGAACGGGTGACAAACAAATATAGTGGGTGATCTAACGGCGGGTAAAACGCATATATGGCATGTTAAGTGTGTATTGGATATATACTAGTAGGTGACCCGCTGTGTAGTGTGGGTGATATGGCATGTGTCACATGTACCCCCCTTTCGCTCGGTCATCCAAGCCTACCTGTCGACGGACCCTATATAAGTATATACTTGCCTGACCCGGACGTGTTCGTTATCTTTATTATATAATAAGAAAATATGAACACACACATCACAATTTTAGAGTTTATTTTAGTTAGTGCAGTAAGTCTAGTTACATATGCAGCTGTTAAGGCGGCTTATGAGACATGGTTTAAAAAATAGATTGACCGGAACTGAGATACTATATTTAATATATAAAATAATTAATAATGAAAGAGAAAAAAATGAAAATGGTTAAAGCATATTATGTGCATATGGATGGATTCTATAGTAATATTGAGTTAAGAGAGGTAGGTAAGGACCATATGGATAATGAATACTGTTACTTCAAAACATTATCAGGTGCTAAGAAATACCTATTAGGCCAGTTACAAAGCTTACTTAACGAGTATAAGAGTAACATTAAGGAAGTTAAGAGTATTAAGGCGATAAACGCCGACGGTGAATATATCAGGAAGTAATTGCCTGACCGAACGAAACACATTATATTTAATTATAAATAAAAACAATAAAATAAAGGTTATGTCAAAAGTTAAAACAACAACAACAGCAAAAAGAGGTCGTCCAACAGTAGAAGGTTCAAAGCGCCAAGCAGTACTTGCAATGCGTGCAGCTAAAGTAGCTGCGGGTGGTGAAATTAAACGTGGCCGTCCAGCCGGTACTAAGAAGGTAGCTGAGGTTACTATCGAAGTAAAGGCTAAAGCTAAAGCAACTAAGGTGTCTAAGCATTTAGAGTTCGCTACACCAGCTGAGGCTTAATTAGCAACGGTTAGTAAATGAGTTAGGTGACTCCGCACAGGGCGGAGCGCCTACCTATAAAAACGAATACGTATAGCAAAAATATATAAACGATGAATGGACTAACACAGTACCTAAATGAAATGAAAGCCGAACCAGGAGCTACTCGATAATGGCTTTACTGTAGTGGAAACACTATCATCGGCATTAAATGAGCTCGATGCGCTAATAACGGACGTTGACCAAGGCGTATATGACAAGCCGTTAGCTGACAACGACGATGATATCGACGGGACGTCAGAGGCATAAATATTTTTACACGGGCGTCAGAGGCGATATACGCACGTTAGAGGATCAGAGTTTTTAGAGAACCCCCGTTAATTGAGGTCCATCGACGGGAGAGGTTGACCCGTAAAAAAGGGTGATGTGTTCACCGATCGCAACAACCTTTCCACATCGACGCATATATACATATATAACATACACGCCCCCAGACTTGGATTTACCTTCTTTGAATTATGTTCATTGGAGTGTAAATCCTCTTTTTTTAGAATCTTTTGTGTCGACGGATCATATATACAGATATACCAATTGGATGACCGCAACTATTCATGTAAATTTATTATATAATAAAAATGAAAAAATATGAATTGGAACACATTACGCCCTTTACTACGCCAAGAATTTGGTAAAAACTTTATGTTTTACAATGACCTTTATAAATCCGGGACCCGCCGTATTAAAATAAGGTCAAATAACACAGAAGGTATATATAACTTTATTAAAAATATATCCCCAGAATTAAATTTAAACATATATCAAGAAGAAGTATGGGGTAATATATTCAATTCAGTTACTATACATTATAAGTAATAAATTGATTGACCACAACTAGCTATGTATATTTAATTATATGAAAAGTAACAAGAAATATGAGTTGTGTTTAAAACGCCGAGACATGGTCAGCCAAGGAGCGTATGATGGTCGTTTTACATCTAAGGTGGTTGTAGATAAGAAAAAACAACTATCTAAGGATGGCGCTAAGAAATGGAAAATTGACCGCGACTAGGACGTTAAATTTATTATATAATAAGAAAATAAAGAAATATGACAAAGCAAGAATTTTTAGACAAGTGGAAAATGCCCGAGTTTATGATTGAGACTAATACCGATTTCAAGATGATGCTTTTAAGTAATATATCAAGTATACAAGAATGTGGTGACGTATCAAAAGATGACATATCAAAACTTGATGTTATTAAAGAGTTTATTATGGATTTTTATTCAGCACAACCTAAAAACGTAGCCACACATTGGTTTTAAATTTAAAAAGTAATTATATGAAACAGATAGTAACAGTAAATATAAAAACATTTAAAGTAGGTGATCGTGTTCAATTTAACAGATCAATTAATGATAGAGGTATGAATATGTTTTTAAATACAGAGTATGGTATCATAACCAAAATGAATAAAGTAACAGCTTTAGTTAAAACAGAAACTGCTGCTTGGAAAATAGAATTAGATGAATTAAATCACTATGTTGATCCATTTAATTGGTGTATTGAAGAATAATAAAAAATAATAATATGAACGTAGGTGATGAAATTAAATACAATGGTGTAGAGTATCTAGTGGTTAATATATTTGAAGATGGTGAAGTAATATTAGTGCCATTAGATATAATTAATGCTAACTACATATCAGTAGTAGATGAAGATATAATAAATAATTAAAAAATAATAATATGACAATAGATTTTACACAATCAGAAATGAAATGAACTTTAAAAGACGTTATATCCAAACAGGTAACTACTAAAATAAAATAACATGGCACAACAAACAGCAGTAGATTGGTTAGTAGAACAACTTGCAAGGAAACACAACGAATTTCAGGCATTGACATTTTACTATGATCATAAAGAAGAAATAGAGAAAGCCAAAGCAATGGAAAAAGATCATATATGCAATGCATATGTAGAGGGCTTAGAAGGACTTTATATGGGAGCAGAAGAATATTATGAAAAGACTTACAACAAAAACAAATAACATATGTCACCAAAAGAAAAAGCAATAGAGTTAGTAGAAAGTATGGCTTTTAGCTGCAGAGAATGTGATTATGAATCTAAGGCTAAACAATGTGCTATAATAGCAGTAGATGAGATGTTGAATTGGCTTAAGTCACATTCTTTTAGTGAAAGAAATAAAAACACATTTGATTTTTATATTGAAGTTAAACAAGAAATAAACAAATTGTAATACATATGAAAGTAAAAACACTAAGAGACTACCTAACAGGACTACCGGAAGAATTTGATGACTTCTTTGTTAAAATGACAAAGCTACAAAATGTGCATTAATAGCAGTAGATGAAATTATAGAAGCATTAAAAAACAATGCCGCAAACTCAGCATCTTGGTTATATTATGAAGAAGTAAAACAAGAAATACAAAACCTATAAGCCAAAAACAAATATTTATGTCCAGCCATAAAATTAAATCTGTGATCACACAACGCATTACTGAGATTTACTCAGCCGACAATTTAGCTACTGCTAAAGAACTATTTAGAGACCTACTAAACGACTCAAACATCAAGGACATCGATAAGGAAAAAATGCTAGTTGAATTGGAAAAAATAACAACTTTGAGACAAGTTCAATTCTATGCGACCAATGCTATGTTCAAGTTTGAAGGATTAGGAATTGATTAACCTCAATTAATTTACTATCATTAATATATAAAAATAAAAAGTAAAAATTATGGGATTCTATTACGACAAAAATTCGGACCAAGAAAGAATGTTGAACAAGTTCGACAAAGTAGTTAAGCGCAATAAAGCTGTGATTGATGAGAACCATCCGGACTTTGAACCTACTAGTTTACCACTAGCTGAACAGTTCAAGTATTGGGCTAAGAGAAATGAGATGGAACGTATTGCACGTGACGCGGCTAAAGCAGCTGAGGCATCTAAAGTAAATGAACCATTTATTAGCCACTACCGCCCCAAATAGTATATTAATATATACTGATGAGGGGGTGCAAGGTAAGCTCGAAAGGCTGACCTAATAAAAGCGATTAAATTAAAATATAAAATAAAGGTTATGGACGTTAGAGAACAATGTTATGAACGAGCAACTAAGTTTGCAATTGAGTATGGTTTCACAGATGTAAGTGAACATATTATGGATGTTATGGTTTCAATTATGTGTACTAGAGATAAATCCTCACACGCGGGAGGAGGTTTTGTACAAGCCGTAGTAGCTAATGATTTATATCTTGCCCTAAGTAGAGCAGATATGGATTGTAGAAAAAATATCTACTTATTGGCTATGTGTAATGCAAATTGTTTCATCGATAAATTTTAATATATGAATAAAGAATTTATCCCTTACGAACAGGCATTAGAACTTAAAGAATTAGGTTTTAATAAAGAATGTTTAGCTCATTGGTCAAGTGGTATAGGAGGGTATTATATAAAGTATGATCAATATCATTTTAATAATAAGCATTGGATGTTTACTGCTAATGATAATAAAGATAGACATTTAATATGTACTGCTCCACTATACCAACAAGTATTTAGGTGGTTTAGAGAGAAGTATGGTTTATATCCTGAAATATTTGTTGATGACAATAAAACATTTGGTTTTCTAATAAGTTCTTTTATAGAAGAAGGTAGATTAGATAAACCAATCACAAGACAATTTAACACAT